GCGCAGGCGACCACACTCAGCGGGCCGGACGGTGGCGCGGTCCAAGTGACGCACCGGCTGGAATTCATCGAGCCAAATTAATATGACGATAGAAAACTGGAAGCCGACAACAGGCGGTAAGCGAGTTGGAACCTTCGACCTGACGATGCCAAGCGGGATGCTACTCAAACAGTGCAGCTTGGTGAAGGGCGAAAACGGCGAATTTATCGGCCTGCCGCAAACGGCGTGGACCAATAGCGAAGGGCAAAAGAAATACACCAGCGTTGTCGAGATTCCGGATAAGGACATTCGCCAACGGTTTACGGATGCGGTAATTCGGGCGCTGCGGGAGCTTGGGGTCTGATTGACAACCCAGCTCAACCCGCCTATCCCGTTATGGACACCCGGCGGCTACGCGCAGGCGCATCTGGTCATTGATTACGGCATGGATCAGGATCTGCAGTGGGTAACGTTCCTCGTGGCTTCCGGGGAGTGTTGGACGTATGCCAATAAGGACATTCAGTTGGTGGAGAATGCGACCATGGGGCGAATGAGGAAACCGTGACAGTCCAATTCCCGGCGAAGCTCCGGCCATTGTTCACGCCGGCACGCTGGAAGTCTATCCGCGGCGGGCGCGACGGAGGGAAGAGCTGGGGCGTGGCGCGGGCGCTTCTTGAAAAGGGCGCCAGCGGGAAGGAATTCATCGTTTGTTGCCGGGAAACGATGGAATCTATCAAGGACAGCGTCTACCGGCTGCTCTGCGACCAGATCGAAGCGCTCGGCATGACGCAGCACTGGCACATCGAGAAAGCGCTACTCAGGCACCGCGGAACGGGAACTGAAATCGTCTTCCGCGGGCTAAAAAACCCCGACGCACTGAAATCGCTGGAAGGCGCGACCATCGTTTGGGTGGAGGAAGCGCAGACCATGAGTTCCGATTCATGGCGTAAAGTCCCGCCTACCGTCCGGCGTGAAGGCTCGGAGATCTGGCTAACGTGGAATCCGTCGCTGGAAACCGATCCAACATGGCAGAAAACGGTCCTCAGGCCACCTGATGCGGGCTTTATTGAAATCGTCATCAACTACGACGACAACCCGTGGCGCTCGAAGGTGCTCGACACGGAACGGGCGCAGATGGAGCGGGAAGATCCCGACGAATTCGCCCACGTCTATCTGGGGCAGCCAAAACGCAACATTACCGGATCCGTCTACGCGGTTCAGCTGCGCTTGGCAGAATCTCAGGGACGTATCGGCCAGGTTGCGCACACTCCCGGCGTTGTGGTCCGATGCGGTTGGGATCTTGGAGACAGCGATATCATGGCCGTCTGGTTCATCCAGTCGATTGCCGGCCAACATCGCGTTATCGACTACTACGAGGCGCGACACGAACCGTTAGACCACTACCTAAGCCTATGTGAGGCAAAGGGTTACCGCTACGGTGAAGACTACTTCCCGTGGGATGCGGCTAGCAAGGTACTTACCGGAGCGCTCGAAACGACCATGCACCAGCGGGGCCGGAAGGTCCAGATCCTGCCGCGTGCTTCCCGGGATTCCGGCATCGACAAGGTACGCGAAATGCTCGGGACGTGCTGGTTTGACGCGGACAAGTGCGCAGATGGACTGAATCGTCTCAGGTACTACCGATACGGCGAAACGGCCACGGTAAATCCGCAAACGGGCGACCGGAGCCTGACGCGGGAACCGATCCACGACGACAACTCCCACGGGGCCGACGCGCTGCGAAGCTTCGCAATGGGCTATAAGACGGGGCCAATTGAAAAGCCGAAACCAGCGCCGCCTAGGCCCATGTATCAGCGTGTCTACAGCCCGTTCGCTTAATCAATTCGGTTAGCCAAATGGTACAGTTAGGGATGCTCCCTGATTACCTGCAAGACAAGATTTCGCCAGAGCCGAACACCGGATGCTGGTTATGGACCAGTTACGAAATAGGAAACGGCTACGGATGCCATCGAAAGGTGTATGAAGCCCTGAAGGGGCCGATACCGCACGGTTTGAGCTTGGATCATCTTTGCCGCGTAAGGTGCTGCGTCAATCCAGATCATCTGGAACCTGTCACGCACGAGGAGAATGTTCGTCGGGGCGAATGCGGGGTCAACAACAGGGTCAAGACCCATTGCCCACGCGGCCACGAGTACACGGCAGGCAACACCCGAGTTTACAAAGGCAAGCGATGGACCGGGCGATTCTGTAGGGAATGCGAACGGCTGCGCTCAGTGACCCGCTACGATGCTGTTAGAAAGAAACCGCTAAACTGTGATATCCTCAACCCAAATGGCACACGCGACCCCAAAAAAGCTAAAAATGACAGCGGCCCAGATGCAGGCGGCGGCGAAGGCTAAGGGCAAGGGCGGCGAAAAGCTCAACATCGGCGACCTGATGGAGCGTTGCTAGGTGATCGTGAGCTGCCCGACCTGCGGCAATAGCGGCGACTGGTGCCAGAGTTGCGACGGCATCGGCAAGATTGTTGCGCCAGAAGACATTCAGCCCAAACCGGGCAAAACGGCACCGGGACCAACACCTACCCGGAGAAAGCAGTAAAACGACATGGGACTTTCAGTACAATCAAACGGCGGATCGCTTCAGCTTTCCACCCTCAGCACGATTCAGACCTTGGCGGCAAGCATCCTGCCCACCCAGGGTAACGTCTTCTTCGTCAACCCGAGAACCGGGAACGATGTAGGCGGGCATGGAACGCAGGACAACCCGTACAAAACCATTGCGGCGGCGTTTTCAAAATGCGTTGCCAACCAAAATGACACCATCATGTTGTGCGCTTCCGGCAACGCGGCGGCGGACACCACGGACTATCAGACTACCAGCCTGCTGTGGAACAAAGATCTGGTTCACCTGATCGGAATCAATGATGGCTCGATCTTCAGCCAGCGTTCTCGCGTTGCGTTCGCTTCGACCTATGCGACAGCTGCGGCACTCATTAACGTGAGCGCCAGCGGTTGCGCGTTCCGCAACATTGAGTTCTTCATGGGCGTTGCATCGGCTCTTCCGCTCGGCTGCATGGTCGTTTCTGGCCAGCGCAACGTCTTCCAGAACTGCCATATCGCGGGATTCGGCAACACGGCAAACGACATTGCCGGGGCCTATTCGCTCTCGCTGGCGGCTGCGGCTGAGAACCTGTTTCAGGACTGCACGATTGGCGTGGACACAGTCACCCTCGGGGCGGCGGCGAACTCCCAGATCGTCTGCTCTGCAGCTGCAACGCGCAACTGGTTCCGAAACTGCCGGGTGATGACCTACACGAATCACGCGACGAACAATTGCTTCCTGCGTGCGCCTGCTGCTTCGCTGGACCGCGAACTGGTGTTCGAGGATACGCAGTTTGTCAACCCGATTGATTCCAGTTCCACCAATCTCACCCAGGCTTTCGTGGTCGTCAGTAATGGCGGAACGGTTTTGCTGGTGGGCGCGAAAACTGGCGTGTTTGGCGCTACCGACTGGAACGCGACCGATTCCGGCAACGTGACCGCGATCAACGGCACCGTGACGGCTGGCACCTACGGCCTGGCTGTGGACGTGACCCGGTAACAAATGAGCAAGCCCTGCGCGGACAATTGCGGGCGGCAGGTATCGGACAACAAGCGCCGATGCCTGAACTGCCAAGCTGTCGAGGCACAGCAGCGATTAGCCGCGCGGGGAGTTATTCTGACGCATCAGGAAGTGAGGCAAGGAATCCGAGATGGAGGAGCTAAACAGAGTGCAGAAACAGAACGAGCTTGGAAGTGAGTGCGCATGAGTGAGCAGATAGTTGACCTTGCGCCGGTATTCGAGCGCATCAAGGACCGCATCCCGTTAGGCACGACACACTTGCTGCTGACGATTCCTTCCCGGCAGTGCGCAACCCTTTGGACGATGCCCGATGGCATGTACGCGGCCGAATGCGCCGAAAAGATGAGCGTCGAGGGCTTTAACCCGAATAAGCGGGAATCCCGGCTGTTCCTCAGTCACGGGCACGCAATGGCATACGTTCGTGACCTTGCTGACATTGATGGGCCAAATTCAGGCAGGATTTACGAGCACGATATTGAGGCTGGTATGTCGATTGTGATGCCGGGGGGCGAAACGTCGCTGGCTGTGAACGGGTCATTCCGCGTTGACGGCAAGGTTCCAAAGAATATGCGACCCTTGAACTAAATGCCGACCATTCCCAAAGATCAGATTCCCGTTTTTGCCCGGCGCTGCTGGGCGGCATGGAAAAAATCCAACGTCGCTATCCGCGAGGAAGAACGCATTCGACTTGGCTTCTATGTTGGCGGGGATCTGCAATGGCGGGACAGCGAAATTACCAGCAGGAAACAGGCTGGGCGTCCTTACATCACCATCAACAAGTGCAAGCCCGCGGTGGATCAGGTGGAGGGCGACGTTCGCCTGAACCCTCCGGGGCCGCAATGTAAACCTGTTGGCGAGACGGAGCACGCGGCAGAACCCGACATCATTGAAGGGCTGATTCGCGAGGTGGAATATCGCAGTATGGCGGAAGTTGCGGACGCCACGGCCATCAAGTACAGCGCTACCAGCGGATTTGGCGTAATCGAGATGGCGACGGAGTACGCGAACGACCGGGACGACCGGCAGCGTATCGTCATCAAGTCAGTGGAAGATCCGTCCACCGTGTTTTTCGACCCAAAGGCGCGGATGGCAAACCGGCAGGATGCGCGATGGGCCGGAAAAATCGTCATGTATTCGGGCGACGAATACGAAATGGCGTTTGGAAAACGGCGTGTTCGGGAACCAGGCGGCGTTCAAATGGCGCAGGGTTGGTTACGCGATGCGATGGGCATCGGGACCGACGACACCATGTCGATGATCGAGTGGACCGGGGCGCGTGACGACGGCGACGGGCGCTGGCGTGGTCCGTTTTACGTCTGCGAGTTCTATCTTGTGGAAGAAGAAGATCGGACCTCACGGCTATACTCCGACTACATCTGGCGCTATGATGACGAGCCTGTACCAATCAACGCCAAGCGCCTGATGGGCGAAGAGGCACGGTCACGCAAGGCACCGAAGCGAACGATCAAGAAGTACCTTGTGGATGCGCTGGAAGTGCTCGACGAGACGGATTGGGAAGGTTCACTGATTCCGTTGTTTCCCGTTCTCGGGCCTGAAATCTATATTGACGGCAAATTGCACCGTCTCAGCCTGATTTCTCCGGGGCTGGACTCCAACCGAGCGCTAAACTACGTGGCGACCACGGCGACGGAAATCGCGGGCCTTGCCAACAAGTCAGGGTATATCGGTTACAAGGGCCAGTTTGACGACCCGCGCTGGCAGACCGCAAACACCGAAGTGTGGGCGTATCTCGAAGTTACGCCAACGTTCGCAACAAACGAACTAGGGCAGCAAGTTCTATTACCGGCGCCGCAGAAAAACC